CGCGCCGTGCAGAGGGACAGCGAGAGGGCATTCGGAGGCAGCCGACCAGGCCGAACTGGGCGTAGTGATATCGGAAGCCGTGAGCGTGGCTTAGGCGCGAGAAGTGGGGCTTAAGTGATGGCAGCGAAAAAGAAAAACACAGTTGGCAGGCCTACAAAATTCACACCAGCGCTCGTGAAAAAGGCGCAGCATTATCTTGATAACTTTAACTCCGAAGAGTACGGCGATGCCATTCCGAGCGTTGTCGGCCTTGCGATGGTTGTTGATGTGCGGCGAGAGACATTGCACGTTTGGGCGAAAGAAGATGGCAAGGAAGACATCGCCAACATATTAGCCCAAATTCAAGAGACCCAAGAGCGCGTGCTGATCAATAGCGGGCTAAACGGCACATTCAATTCCAACATTACCAAGCTTGTTCTCGGTAAGCATGGGTATCATGATAAGCAGGACGCGTACGTTAAAGAATTCAACGTCAATATTGGCGGAAAAGATGCAGACACCCTCTGACTTCAAGTTAACCAAAAAGCAGGATGAGGCTATAGGCTTGTTCGCATCCTTGGCAATGTATGTGCTGCTCTATGGCGGCTCACGGTCCACGAAGACATTCACCATCATCCGAACTATCATCATTCGGGCTCTTGCGGCTCCTGGATCACGCCATGCAATCATGCGGTTCCGGTTCAACCATGTGAAGGCATCGGTTGTCTTCGATACATTCCCCAAGGTCATGCAGTTGTGCTTCCCTGACTGCCCGTGGAAGCTGAACAAAGAGGATTGGTTTGTCATACTGCCGAATGGGTCAGAGATATGGTTCGGCGGACTTGACGACAAAGAACGCACGGAGAAGATTCTAGGTCTTGAATTCGTCACCATCTTCCTGAACGAGTGTTCGCAGATTTCTTACGGATCATTCCTGATTATCATCACCCGGCTTGCGCAAATGGTTTACTATGTTCGTGATGGCGTTAAGCGTGAAATGCGGCTTCGTATGTTCCTAGATGAAAACCCGCCTATGAAGGGCCACTGGACATACAAGCTGTTCATCGACAACAAAGACCCGGACACAAAGAAGCCCATCGACAACCCAAATAATTACGAATCCATGCTGATGAACCCCACGGACAACCTGGAGAATTTACCAGCGGCTTATCTGGACGCGCTCGATAGCCTACCCAAGCGACAGCGCGATCGGTTTAAGCTCGGGCTGTTCGGGGATGATAACGAAAACGCTTTGTGGACGACTGACATGATTGAGAAATCGAAGGTGACCGGTGATGACTTGCCTGACTTCGTGCGTGTCGTCGTGCCAGTTGATCCGTCCGGTGCCAGCGATGACGAGAACAAGAACAATGATGATATTGGTATCGGCGTTATTGCCCTTGGCACTGATGGTATTGCCTACGTCTTGGAAGACCTGACCATCAAGGCTGGTCCGGCTACATGGGGCGGAGTTGCAACATCGGCATACGAGCGCCATGAGGCCAATAGGATCATCGGTGAGTCAAACTTCGGCGGGGCAATGGTTGAGTTCGTGATTAAGACCGCCAACCCCAACGCAGCATATAAGGCGGTCACAGCATCGCGCGGCAAGGTTGTCCGAGCAGAGCCAGCATCAGCACTCCACGAGACAGGCAAGATCAAATTTGTGGGCGATTTCCCAGAGCTTGAAGATGAGTTAACATCGTTCACGACAACCGGATATACGGGCGCACGATCTCCCAATAGAGCCGACTGGTTTGTGTGGGGAATAACAGAACTCTTCCCTGCCATGACAAAATCTGTTAAGAAGGCGCCACAGCCCATCAACGTTCCAAATATGAAGCGAGCCTCATAATGAGCGAAGAATTCACAAACAACCCAGACGAAATGACCGATGCAGAACAGCTGGACAAGTTCAAGCTTGACGTCAATCGTGATGCCAATGTCGTTGACGATCAGCGCGATCAGGCGAATGAGGACATGCGGTTTGTCAATGTGACCGGCGGCATGTGGGAAGGTTTTCTCACGAATGATTTTGATGATGAGCGGGTAAAGCTTGAACTCGATACCGTCAGCAATCCTTTACAGAGATTCCTTGGCGAATGGGTTTTAAATCGCATCGGTGTGGATTATGAATCAGCCGATGATAAAACCTCCGATGATGATGCTGAATTATTGAACGGCATTTATCGCTCAGATTTCAGGGATAACTTTGGGAAAATGTCTACTGATGTGGCAGTCGGAGAGGCTTCCAATTGCGGATACGGAGCGTTCAAATTAGCCACGGTGTTCGAGGACGATGAGAACCCAGAGAATGATAACAAGCGGATCCAATGGCGGCCAATGTATAACGCCTACAACACCGTTTTCTGGGACCAAGCAGCGCAACACATCACCAAGATGGACGCCCGTTGGTGTACGGTGCTGAAGCCATTCACAAGAGACGCCTTTGAAGACGCCTATCCAGACAAGTCCGCTGTCTCCGCCTACACCCCAGACACTCACGACCACGGCAGCGTAAGCACCCAAACCCCTGATTTTGTATATGTGGCAACCAGATATGAAGCGGTACGGAAAAAAGAAACAGTGTTTATCTACAACAATCTTCAGACTTCTGAGGTTGAGGTCTACACGAAAGAAGACCACGAACTCATCGAAGACGAATTGAAAGCTGACGCATTCAGGACGTTTGTTCGTGAGCGCAAGATTATGCGCAGAAGCGTTATGAAAACTGTATTCAGCGGCGATGATATCCTGGAGAAAACCAGACGTATTGCTGGCAAATGGATTCCGATCATTCCAGTATATGGCATCAGAACATACGTCGACGGCGTTGAGTGGTATCGTGGGATTGTTCGCAAGCTGAAAGATGCGGCTCGGCTGTACAACATGCAGGTTTCTCAATTGGCAGAGAACGCGGCATCATCCGGTCAAGAGGTTCCTATCTTCTTCCGTGATCAAATGCTGAATGAAGATATTAAAAACCTATGGGCAGACAAGAACAACAAGCCTTATTTACTTGTCGATCAGGCCACGGATGCTGAAGGCATCACAATCGCAGCAGGGCCAATTGCATATTCCAAGCCCCCCCAACTAGACAGCAGCACCGCAGCGTTGCTCGGCATAGTTCCCGCGTTTATCCAAGACACCACGGGCGGAATGCCGCAGGAAGTAACGGACCCTGATTTATCTGGCAGGGCCATCCGTGAAATGCGGAAGATTATAAACATGACTACAGCGACCATAACGGACAACATAGCCGAGGCCGTCACATGGTCGGGGGAGGTTTATCAATCCATGGCTTCGGAGGAATATGCGACACAACGCATCCTGAAGATTACGGGCAAAGACGGGACGAAATCACAGACGCAATTGTTCAAAACCGTCCTCGATAGTGAAACGGGGAAGATGGTCCAGAGCAACACGCTCAAAGGCAAAAGGTTTAAAGCGTTCCCTGATGCTGGCCCGCAATACGAAACCATGCGTGAAGAAACAGTTGATATCCTCAAAGGCATGCTTGAGACACTCGCGAACATTCCGGGCGGTCAGCAGTATACCCCGGCCATGCTTGCCGTGCTGCTGAACAACATCACCGGCGTTGGGCTCGAACCAATCAAAGAATTGAACCGGAAGATCATGCTCTCACAAGGGCTTGTTAAGCCGGAGACGGAGGAAGAAGAAGCTCTTGTCGCTCAGATGCAACAGCCTCAAGAAGATGCGCAAGAAGGGCTCATCGAAGCCGCGACCAACCAACAGAACGCAGAGGCCCGCAACCTTGATGCCAGCGCCACACAAAAACTCGCTGATGCGGCCAAGAAGGAAGCCGAAACAGTTGAGACACTGACGGGTATTGAGCAGGAGCAGCAAAAGATTGATGCCAATATTCGCAAGGAGTTTGAGGAACAGCGCACGCAGATTATCAGCGAGGTCCGTTCCTTGCCGCTTCAATGAGATAAGAATTATTTGAAAATTCGCATAAGATATGCTAATGCTACCGAGTATACAAATTTAAACCCCATATGGAGACCGTACCATGTCTTTTGATATTGAAACCGATTTCAACGAAGTAGGCAGCGCCAGCAACAAATCTGATGGCGGCCAAGTTTATTCCGTTTCCTCCGATGCCGACACACTCGGCGCAATGATGGTGTCTGGTTATCTGGACGCCCTTGCCACCGCTGGCAAGATCAACGTTCAAGATGTAATTCTCTTATCCGGCACCGATGGCGCTCAGGCCGTGATGGTTAAATCCATTACTTCAGGTGTTGTCGTCGTATCACAGGTTGCCAATACTGGTATTGCCGAAACTCTATCAGGCGCGGGCGCTGTTCCTATTACAGCGCGGTCCGTTGATCTTACATCCACCAGTACGGATGCTTGGACACTCGCTGATGGTGCGGTTGGGCAACTCCTGAACGTCACAATGGTTGTTGATGGCGGAACCGCCGTGCTCACTCCTGCAAACGGTCTGGGTTACTCCACGATCACATTTGCTGATGCTGGCGACAGCGTACAGCTTGAATTCAAATCAGGCGGTTGGGCAGTTATCGGTCAAGGTGGCCTTTCAACCGGTCCTGTTGTCGCTTAATAGTTTCTAACGTGGGACCGGGTAGCTCTCGGCCCCACAATCTAAGTTTACTGGAACTTAAAACCAGGGGCATTAACGCCACACTCTAAGACCATAAGAGGTAAATCATGGGTACAGATACAGCGGAAACCCCAGAGGTTTCAACCGAAGAGCAGCCGATTGTTGAGATTGATCCAAATGATCCAGGGAAGCAGGTCGAGGCCGGCGAAGTACCTGAAGGTGAAGAGCAGCATGCGGCAACTGAAGTTGAAGTTGTCCTCGATGGGGAAAGTGGTTCGCAACCAGACGCGCAACACGGCATACGGAAACGTATTAATAAGCTGAATACCAAAGTGGCTAAAGCCGAAGGAACGGCGTCAGAAGCTGAACAAGCGTTGGCTGTTGAGAGAGAAAAAACCAAGATACTTCAACTCGCTCTCCAGCAGAAAACGCCAGCAGAGACGCCTACACCGCCCGACCCGAATGATTTTGATGATGGAGTCCGAGACGCTAAATACGTGCAGGCTCTGAATGAATTTAATCAACCGGCTATCGCGGCGGAAGTCCAACGACAAACGGCCAACTTGGCACCAACACCGGTTGAGACGGTGAATCGCGAACTCGAACAGAAGCAGACAAAGCATTATGAGCGGGCCAGCGTGTTGGGTGCTAAGGATTTTGAAGAAACTGAAGACGCAGCGATTGCCATTCTCGGAAACGATTTTGCCAATCAAGTGATCGACAATTTCAAGAAATCCGAACTCATTTTGTATTATCTGGGCAAAAACCCAGCGAAAGCAGAAGAGCTTGCACGGCTTATTAAAGAACGCCCCGTTATGGCTGTTGCTGAACTTGGACGGATGGAGGCAAGGCTTAGTGCCAAGCCGAAGTCCAATTCTGAACCAACTCCGGATCCTGACGAAGAACTTCAAGGTGGGTCGCCTGCTGCTGCAAAGACAAACAAGTATCAAAAGCGAATTGATGCAGCAAGAGAGGCGGCGCAAGACGGCGGAAGCGGGCGTATGCAAGCTATCGCAGACATCAAGAAGGAAGCGGCAGCGGCCGGGGTACCTGTAACATAAAGGTGATTACCCATGGGCAACAACAATGCCTTCTCAAAAGAAGAAGTTGTATTCTTCGAGCAAGTGCTTGAAGGATTCAATCCGAACAACATCACAGCACGTCAAGTGCAGAAGTATCAACCGCCTTCCACGACAGCGGAACGCGCGGCTAATACCACGCACCGGCCGGTGCCATACATTTCCATCAATAAAGACGGCTTGACGCTGGTCGATGCTGATTATGCTGCTACAACGCAGTTGACAGTGCCTTCCACGTTGAACACTAACGACTCGGCACCATCTGATTTCAAGAACGTTCCATTCACCATGAACGCGGTGCAGTTGAACGATCCTTTGCAGCGTGACCGTAAGGCCGCGAGTGCCGTTCAGGCCCTTGCTGCTCTTGCAGATAAGGTCATTGCTACGGAAGTGGCGAACAAAGGCACCATCTTTATCAAGGATGGTGCTGCATTGACGACCTATTCACAGTTGGTCGCTGCTGAAGAGCAGATGTCAATTCGTGATGTGCCGATCATGGCCCCTCGTACCATGATTTTAAACCCAGCGGATTACAATGGTGTTGCTGGGAACTTGGCAGAACGGGATGCGCCACCTACTGGTGTATCTCTTACGGCATTCGAACGGTCGCAAATTCCAATGGTCGGGACGTTTGAATCATTCAAGGCTAACTTTATGCCGACAAATGTATTTACTGCGGCTGCTAGTTGGAATGTTGACGGCGCTCAGTTCCATGTTCCTCTTGCAGTCGATGGCAACGGCAACAACGTGGATAACCGCACCATGAACCTCACGGTTGAGGCTGGGTCCGGAACTGTCAAACTCGGTGACGCCTTCACGATTGCTGGTGTTAATTCTATTGGCATGATCCACAAGGAAGACACAGGACAGCTTCAGACCTTCCGTGTCATCTCCCGTACCAGCGCAACGGTGTGGGTAATCAGTCCGGCTATTATCACTAACGCTGCTTCAGGTGGCGAGAGTCAGGCTGAACTTGAATATGCCAACTGTTCAATCGCTGCGCCTGATGATGCAGCTATCACCTTCCTGAATTTGACGGCAAGCAAGCCTTCAAATATCTTCTTTGCAAACGAAGCTGTCGAAATCGTTCACGGCTCCCTTGCAACGATGGATCTGGACGGCGGCGGTGTCTCTACCATGACACAGGCAACCGATTCCGGTATTGAAATCCTGTTCGCGAAATCAAGCGAGATTAACGACTTGGGTACTCAGTATCGACTCACAATGTGGATGGCTGGGAATGTTCTCATTCCTGATATGTGCGGAAACATTATCGGCACGTAATCTACACTCAAATCCGGGCGGGGCATCGCGCTCCGCCCATTATTGAAAGTAAATATAATGGGAATGTCACAAGCGTTCGTTTACAAAGGCGACAAAGCTGAGCTGCACAACAAGGACGTTGCCGATCGCATGAAGGCCGAAGAAGGCTGGTTTGACAATCCGGCCGATGCTAAAGACCCTCCAAAGCCAGAAGTTGATTCCGAGGCCACAGCCAAGAAACCGGCTGCCAAAAAGGCCACAGCCAAGAAACCGGTTGAATAAGCCATGTCAACAGGAACCGCCATAATCCAGCGCGCGCTTCAACGGATCGGAGCGCATTCAGCAATCGCCCCCGCTTCCCCGGCAAGCATCACGCTCGGCATGGAACGGTTAAACTCCATGCTTGAAGTGTGGCTGGCACAGGGCATCGTCATTGGCGTGACCGGGTTGGTTGTTCCTGGCGATGACTTGAACGAAAAGCCCGATACCCGAAACGGCATCATAGACAAACTTGCCTTGAGCTTGGCCCCTGATTTCGACAACGGAAAACAGATTGTCTCACAGCAATTGAAAGAAGACGCGAAGGTTAATTTCGCGCACATCAAGAACGTTTACCAACAAATCACCATTCCGAATAAAGTTGTTTCATCCACCCTTCCAGTCGGTGCAGGGAATTCGCGGGGAGCCAACAGGCGCACATTCTTCCCTAAAGGCGGAGTCGTAACAGATGAGATTAATTAACTCAGCAGGGAGCCAATACAATGCCCCGCATACCACTTCCTGAAGGTTTTATTGGCGATGAGAATTTGCCTCGCACGCGGCGATCGCTACGGAACTGCTTCAACAATCTAGAAGAGAAAGTCCTTTCCCGCCCCGGCATTACCCAACTCAACACAACCAGCAAGGTGGCGCGCGGTCAATTCACATGGAATGGCGCGCTTTATCAGGTTGTCAGCACTGATTTAATCAAGATCACAAACGTCATCACGGGCGCTTTTAGCGTCATAGACACGATTGCAGGAACTGAGGTAATCGAAACCGCGATAGGCTTTAATGAGGCTGTGATCGTGGTGAAATCAGCCACAGGGGCAATCTACACGCTTGATGACACTGACACGCTCGTTGATATCTCTGGGAATGCCAACATTGTTCCATCTGTGGACGTTGCGCATATTAACGGGCGGTTTGTTTATATCCCATTTGATGGTGACCCGGCATTCTTCTCTGATGTTGGTGCGGCGGGAACGGTGGGCGCGTTGAGTTTCTTCGATGCAGAGGAATTACCCGACAAGAACAACAGCGTCTTTAATTTTGATAACACCCTATACATTGGCGGCACGGATAGCTTTGAGCAATTCAGAGACACCGGAGCATCTCCCAACCCATTCGGACGGGTTGAGGGTGCGCGGTTGAGTAACGGCTTCATTGGCGCCCTAATCGAATACAATGAAACGTTCCTATTTCTTGGGCGCGAGAAAGATCAAGACTTTGGTATCTATGCTATCGGCCAGGGGTTGGCTCCTAAGATTTCAAACTCGGCCATTGATTTGATCTTGACGACATACACTCAGGATGAGCTTGCGGCTGCTATCGGTGGGCGCTTCAAGTGGCGTGGCTATGATATCGCCACATTCACACTGGCCCGTGATTCCTTCGGGTTTTATGCGGGGAACTGGTTTATTCTAGACACCGTATTCGATGGCGTCTCAAAGCCATGGGGCGGCGGGTTCATTACCCAATTTGGCGGGCAATACTTCACAGCATTCGAAGATAAAATAGGCGTGTTCGCTCGCGTGAATACGGACTACGGCGAGAGCATCACGCGGATCATCGACACTGGGTTTGAACAGGAAGACAATGACTTCTTTACATGCCAGAGCATGGATC